TTAATCTTGGCAATGTCCTTTAAATTAAGATTACAGAACAACTCAACTGTTTTGTGCATCAAAAAACTACTGTCTTGATTTTCATCTGTATTTAACTTCGCAAACTTCTGGTATTGCTCTAATGTTATTTCAGATAATCTACTCGGTATTTGTATTTCAACTTTCATATATATATACAACAATAAAACCTTTGATTTGTATAAATAGAAAAAGGGCTACATTGCTGCAACCCCCTTACTAACTAATCTAAAAACTATGAAAAAATGTTAGCACCTATTTAAAGGATGTGCCAATCCTTATTTTAAATTGTTATCGTAGATGTATTGATACACCTCATCTATCTTATCTTCCAACTCTTTGCTGTTCTGCTCAAAGATATCCTTACCCCTGCTTAATTGACCTTTGTAGTCTATTATTAATTTAACTGGTTGACCGCCCTTTCTCCACTTGTTAGATATTGGTGTCTGTATTACATATACATCATTTGCCCAGCATTCCTTTTTAACTTCCCAATCCTTTAGTACTTTAATAGCCACAGGAACGCATTTAAGAACACGTGCAGACTTACAATGCAAACGCCTGTTAATATCAACCCCCTTTTTATTGTGCTTCTTACAATGCTTCTATTTTCTTCTGATGTTAATTGTCTTACTAACTTGTATTCGTAACTTTCTTTCAAATCTTTCATATCATTTTATATTAAATTAAAATCAATCCCTATTTTTTTTAAGTTCTGTTCTATCTCTTTACGTCTTGCAACTGCTTCTGGTTTGTTATAATCTTCCATTCGTTTCTTGAATTTTTCTAAAGGGTCATCTGCTAGTAGGGACGGATTTTCTAGTAGAAAAAATGGTTTGTTAAACTCTTCCATTTTTTTCTTGAATGCTTCTAATCGTTCTTTTTTTGTTTGTTCCATATTGTTTTTAATTATACACCAAATATATAAAACATTTTTGACATACCAACAAAACTATTAACAAAAAACTTTTAGTAGATAAAATACTGACCCTTGTTTGGATTTTCTAAAGTGTCGGTAAGAATGTACCTAGCAGCATCTATACAATCAGGATGTAGACCAGTTGGCTTCTGGGTCTTGTTGCCTTCTTTATCTGTTGCCCATATATAACCACCCAATTCTTTTTTAAGGTTCTTAGAACGGCTTGAAACATAGATTTCGTTTTGATTCATTAAGTTGATTCCATATACAACTGAATCCCTGCCCTTACTTACTCCGTGGATATTGTGTCCATATCCCTGTAATTCTGCAATGCTCTTTGGTTCTGCACTATCAGCTGTTATATCTTCCCTTATATCTGATGCTTCTAGAAATCTGCTTATATCCCTGTTTAACATTCCCTTTTTATAAAGTACCTCATCATATATATAGGCATCGTTCCATTTATACAATGCTATTAATGTTGTAGGGTCTACCGAATAACCAAAATCCATTCCATAACCTAACAACCTTGCTTCCTGTGGTACTGTATCAATTTCTTTCCAGTCGGGAATACACGCCCCCTCTAAACTTCCTACTTCTCCAAGTCCATACACCCTCCACCAATTAGACCAATAGGTAGATGTTTTTGCCTTCTCCTTTGCCTTTTCAATTTCCTTTACAATGCTTTCGGGAAGTGCATCATTATCTTTATAGGTTAGTGTTACAAAGTCTGTATCTTCTTGACCTATCAATTCCTTATCTACCCAAAACAATGCGGAGGGATTATAATCTAACCAAATGTTTCCAGATGTCCTTACGGCTAATTGAGAATAAGAATCAAAGGGAACGTTATTACATTCGTTAATATAAAGGTCTGTTCTTCTAGCTCCCCTTAATTTGTCTGGTTGGTCTGTACTAAAAAACTCAATGTAGCTTCCATTGGTAAAGGTGTACTTTAAGGTACTTCTATTGAACTGTGCTTCCTTATACCTATTCAATCCCTTCAGTATGCCTAAAAAGTCTTTTAAAGCACCTCTACGTAGATGTGGTATTGATTCACTTACTATACTTATTTCTTTGCCTTGGTTCTTTATAGCGTAATCAATTAGGATGGCAATAATACAGATTGTTTTACCTGCGCTAGTACCACCCCTAACTATTCTAATCCTTTTGTCTAAGCATCTCAACTTAGTTAGTGCATCGGTTTTAGTTACCTGCATACTAATCTATAAACAAAGGTATATCTTCATTAATGGTAATGTCTTTCGTTTCTCTTGGTTTACCAGCATAGTAATTATAAAACAACTGTACATATTTGAAGTCTCCAACTTCTAGTCCTTTCATTAATGCAGCAAATGCTAATGGTTCTAATGGTGTTAGTTTCTCTATCAATGCAACCTCTTCCGATTTGGGTTTACGTCCTGCATTCTTATTACCTCCGTTGAATTTTCTTTTATCCATAATCAAATAATTTCATTAATGATATACCTTAACAATAATAAAAACAGGCTTTTGTTAAATACCACCTACATCATCATTGTCTTTTCCCTTGTGGTAATCCTCAAAATATACCCATATACTTGCTAGTGTGATTGCCCATCCTAAGAAGAACAATAATAAATAACTTCCCATCATATTCGTTTACGTTTTAAATCCGATTGCATCATATTGTAAATGGCTTCTACCCTTGTGTGAAGGTCGTTTATTTTTTCCTCTGGTGTCTTATCTATTAATATGTGTAGTTTGTCATACAATTCCCCAATACGTTTCATTGGTCTTTTATGTTCAGGGTTTTTTATATCCTCAATCTTTTGTTCTTGTTCTTTGTTTAGTTTCTCTCTTAGTTCGTTTGTTTCTCTTTCTTTTTCTATTCCGTAAACCGACCTATGATAGCTTGCCAATACCAGCAAATACTTGTTTCTAAATTCGTGGTCTGTTTTAATCCAGAACTGTGCTTTCTTAAATCCGTGTAATACAGAAGCGTGATTCATATTAACGGTGTCTCCTATCTTTTGATATACCATTTGTTCACTTTCTCTTAAAATATAAAAGTATATAAACCTAGCTTCTATTAATAGTCTGTCTCTACCTACTTCATTTACATCTTTGTATAAATGTTCTTTTATTACATGTTTTAGTAACTTTGTTTTGTTTGCAACTACTTGCGTGTATTCTGCTTTCATTTAAAATAATCTTATTTGCTGTTTATGTTGTTCTATTCTTTTCATTGCTGCATCGTAATACTTTTTGTCAAGTTCACAAGCTGTTAGTTCATATCCTAAGTTATGGCAAGCTAAAGCTATTGAACCGCTTCCTAAGTGGGTATCAAGTATCTTATATCCCTCCTTAGCATAGTTCATTAAAAGCCATTCGTAAAGTTTTACTGGTTTCTGCGTTGGATGAACTCGATTAGGGTCTTGAGGTCTTATTTCTATCCATTTAGCTACAGTTCCTAACTCTTCTGACATACTCGCAATCTCACACATAGACATAGTAAAGTTCTCTCCTATTGATTTCTTTTTCCATACCACAAAACCCTTCCATTGAGGTAGTTCAAAATTATTAGCTCCCCATATAATTTGATTCCTACTTACTCTTTTCAACTCTTTCCAGTATTCCTTAGAAGGTCTACCTTCTAAACTTTCCATAGAGCCACTAGCTCTCATATCTTTAGTGGGCTGATTAGAGTCTCTATAAGGTGGGTCAACAATAGCTAGGTCAAAGTGGTTATCCTTGTACCTAGCCATTAGCTGCATATTGTCTTCGTTTGTAATCATTAACTTCTTTTTAAGTCTAGTTGTTCTTTTAAGAATGGTTTAATCATTTCAACAGAAGATAGTATTGCGTTGTTTGTTCTGGCTAACATTTCTAACTGCTTAAATATATAATCTACTTCGCTTCTTGTTTTACATTTGCTGTACATAAATTGAGTAGTTCTATTTATAGTAAATGCTTGGAACTTTACTTTTCCGTAATGTGCTTTTAATCTATAAAAGTTGTTAAATAAGTATTCTGCAAAATCCATATCTTTAATTCTACTTTTACCATCTTTAAATTTTTGAGAAGCACCCGAATTAAAATACATATTCAATACATTACCTACTGATAAGATGTCTTTAGATGCCATATACTTATCATAAACAGTCTTGTAGTCAGGTTGGTTTATCGCTGTAGTCTTTAAATAGTCTATTGCATACCAAGTTCTGTTAGACGCATTAAGATTCATTATATACTCTTGGTACTCTTTTAGGTTTGATGTATCAACCCAGTCTATGATATATGCAGGTACAGATTTTAAGCCCATTTTAATAGCTGCTTTTACTCTATGGTGTCCTTCTATTATATTTCCATACTTATCTATTACGATAGGTACTATCCAACCGTATGCAGATATTTTTTTAATAAAGTTATTTGCGTGGTTATTTACAATGTCTCTGTTTACTGTTGAGAACTTTAGTGCTGATACAGGATAGCTTCCTTGAAACGTTCCTACTTTGATGTTTGTGTTTGTCATAATTGTTTTTAATTGTTTAGTTTAATGTTAAGGTTTCTTGTTCTGCTTGATGTCTTTTGATTATTTCTAATCTGCATCGTTTAGCGTGTGAATCCAAATAGCTGCCATTGTATTTGTTTTCTGATACAATCTCTGTAAGTTCTTGAGATGTGTACTGCGAATAAATAAAATCTGTGTAATTCATAATATGTTTGTTTGTTAATGTAAAACTACAAAACATTTTTGGATTATCAACAATATTATTTAATAATATTTATAAGTATTTTATAAACGCCTAAAGAATAGTAATTTAATTACTAAAATTCTGTACGAAGTTTTAGCAAATTATAGCATTCAATATATCTCTGCTTTGCTTTTCCCTTGTATGTATCTTTAAAGAGTTGATACATTTTCTTTGTGTATTGGTATTGTGTATTACAATCGGATAGGTATTTCTCTGCGAACTTCTTTCCCTTGCCTTTAATGTAGTTTACATTGTCCGCCGTATCTCCTATTATCATCTGCTCATAGAAATTGTACATAGCTTCTTCTTCTGTTATGTCGTAAACAACTTGGTGCTTTTGATGATAGTTGTACATCAAGCAGGGGAATTGTTTGTAGTCTTTATCTATTGAAATAATCATTACATTATCTCTTCCTACTTCTTGAGATAGATTGTACCAGTACTTCGCTACTAGGTCATCAGTCTCGATACCGTGCCCATAGAGCGAGTTATAATTCTTTTTGACCCAATCGTGAATCTCTTGCAAAAGGATTGGCTTAGGGGTGTTTATTCTGTTTGCTTTGTACTTCGGTGTAATTAGCTTTCTAAAGTTTCCTAGCGAACCGCTAAAGACAAAAACCCTATCTACATCGTAAGACTCTTCTAGCTTGTTTATAATAGACATAAACACTTGGTCAAACTTTGCGGTAGCATCTTCTAAGTTATCGTGGTAAGGGCTATCCTCTGGGTTTTCTCTTTTCTTGTAGCAGCTTGACCAGATTAAGCTGTCGGCATCGAATAATAATATCATTGTCTGTTTGTTTTAGGTTACTCTTTTTCTTCTTCAAATAGTTTCTTTTCTATTATTTCGATTCTATCAATCATTACCATTAGAACTTTCTGCATTTGCTGAACCTCTTTCATCATCCATATTAATTTACTTTCTTTCATTTATCATTTGTTTAGTTAGTACTACTCCTGTTTTCTTTTCGTACTTAATCTTATTGTCTTTCCAACTAAATACGTTTTCTTTCTTTGTTGTTCTTTTTCTCATTTCTTTTGCTTGTTACAGTTTCCGCAATTTATTCTAGTGCCTGCATTCGATGCACCACAACTAATACAGTTCCAAAGTTTATTTACCATTTAATCGTTTTAGCTTTTCTATGTATAAAGTTGCATCCATTAGTTCTTGTTGTAAATGCACTAGGAACGCTTCTAAGGACTCTTTGCTATCCTCTAGTGTTGTATTATACTTTTTAATTCCTACTTGACTACGCTGCTCGTATAGGTCTTTGACATCTTGAACAATTCCATCCCTAGATTTTGTTTCTATGGTTGAGGTTATAGTCCAGTTTCGCTCCATCCAATCTCTGTAACCTCTTTCTGTTTCAAAATACTTCTTTATGCTATCGCTCATAGTCCTAAATCTTCTTTTATTCTATATACATCTAATTCCTTTTGTACTTCTTCAATACTAGCTTCGGCTTTCCTTGCTCGCTCTACCGCTCTTATGGCTTCTGACCTGTATTGTTGCATCGCTAAATGATAGTTTCCTTTGTCTAATTGCATTTTGTTAGATATAAGGCTAATCTTAACAATCGCATCCCTTACCTCATTTAGCTTCTTGTTGTCTGGTTTGGCTTTGCACCAATCAAAAACGTTTTGTTGTATAATTAAAAGATTGCTAGTGAGTTCTAAATCTTCCATCACTTCAAACTTCCTAAACATTTCTTCCCTTGGTGTCATTAAAATCTACATTTTTTATTTTCGTAATGTACGCCTATTTTATTTAAAAACAAAATTATTGGCTCATCTCCATATTCAAAGTTTTTCCATTGCCCATCAACATAACGCCTAGTAACAAAACAATCTTTCAAAGGTATGTCGGTATTTTCGTCTTTGTGTTCGTGTTCTACCTTAATAACTAAACCTCCATCGCCCCACCTATCAGCAATGCGTGTAAGCAAGTATTCTTGACCTTTAGGGATTCGATTGTATCTTCTTTTTACCTCCCCAATAATTAGAATCTTATTACTAAACTCAAAAACAAAATCTACATCACTTGGATGTATCTTTCCATTTTGAACCCCTGTAAAGTCTACCGCTTGATTAACTAACTTACTGTTTCTAATTAAACTCATTTATTTGTATTCGTTAAAAACTCTTTCTAGCTTTTTCCAAACACCATTCAAGAAGCAGCTGGTACATCCTGTTAGTTCTCTACGGTCATTAAAAACCCTATTGTAAATGTTTAATAAAGCCTTTTGCTCTTCTACCGTTACCGTGTTTAGATTGCCTACTCTTTCACTTAGATAGTTGTACTCATCTTCTGTAAGGCAGTTTGGTCTGTAATTAGGGAATAGGTAGTTTAATTTTTCCTTTCGCTCATCGCAGCCGCAGTCATCTCCTGCAACAAATTTAACTAATGCTTTAATACCTGTTGCTTCGGTAAACTTTTCTACCGCATCGCCTAATCCTTTGTTTGCTTCTTCGTGGTTCTTTTTCCACTCTTTGTAAGCCTTACTTCTTTTGTCTCCTTTAAATTCTGTCATAGTCTTCATTTTTATAGTCCTCGTACGCTTCGCTTAACTTACTTCGGACGTCTTGTTTACAATTCTTTAACGTGTTAAATATAGAGACCCAACTTATATGAGTCTCTGCTGCTATTTTTCTTATACTTAAATCGGTATCTCGATACAACTTGAATAGCTTTCTATCGTACCAAGCCCAATCTTCCGCAACCTCATCAATCAAAATACATACACGATTAAACGCTTCTTGTTCTTCTAAATTGGTTTCATCTGCTATTTGTAAAAAGTTTTCTTCATTATCAATACTAACTTTCTGTATCTTTCTTTTAGAATTATAATACTGAAAGTATAAAGAACGTAAAGTAAAAAACATATATCCCCTAGATACCTTGTTATATTTAATAATGTTGGATGGTTTCGCATATTTAATTAGTCTAATGTAGGCTTCTTGTACAATGTCCTCGGCATAGTTATATTCTCCAAATCCGTTTACTATTTTAATCCAATCTTGATGCTGACTAGCTACAATATTAAGCCAATCTAACCCTATTATTCTTTTTTCTCTATCCATATAACTGTTAGACTTATAAAACCTATGCAACATTGCAAGGTATTCTGTACTAAATTTTCTTCTTCAAATCTTTCTTTGGAATATAACGCCCCAAACATAAGACCGATAATAGGCTGAATATATACATCAGCTTCTACTTGGTTGCTTATAAAGATAAATACGGTTGCTATTAATAATAATAAGGCTATTGATTGTATCATAATTTAAAATTTTAATATCTCGTTTGCTTCTAGTTTTTTGCTATGCAATATATCTTTACCCATAAATTCAAAGCCTACATTGTTTTGAGTCATTCGCATTTTTAAAGGTTCTTCATACGATGTGGGTCTTCCCCCTGTTTCAGTTTCCTTAATTTTCAAAACGTGAATATGCGAGTACATCCATTCGGTGTTATGTTGAACATATCTATGAATCGTCCAGATGTCATCTGCTCTACTTGAAATTTTCGAACCTCCTTCTGCATCACTCATTGCTAAAGGTCTTGTTAATCCTTCATATTCATGACCAGAATAATGTACTTGTCTAAGTGCAGAAGTAACACCATGAGCGTTTACGCAAACCTGTACGTTATTACTTTTAGTAAAAATTCTTAATTCAGTCAAAACTTGATAATCATATTCGTGGGCATTACCTACCATTTTTAAGATGGATGGGTCTTTAGCTAAAGAGTTGTAAGGGTCAATAAGCAAGCCATCATAATCCCAAGCGTCTTTGATAGACTGGGCTTCTTTTAATAAAGCCTTATAGGTGTACATATCTTCAACGTCTATTATCTTAAAATGATTGTTAGACCAGTCTACTGCATTTGATATTGCATCGTCTGTTGATTCTTGTATCGGTTTACCCATTTTAAACTCGATTATCTTTCTCATTATAGACTCTGGACTATTTTCACTAGACCAAATAAGAAACTTTAAACCGTGCATCTTTGCCCATAAGACATAAAAATAAATTAGAGTTGTGGTCTTCCCCACGTTGGCGTGTCCGATAGCTATAAGTAGATTTTTCTTGAATCTTATATGCTCGTCTATCTCTGGCACTCCTAGTTTTAATCCTGCCTTTACCCTACCATACTTTATGTCTAATATTTTATCCTTTAATTTATTTGCTTGTGCTATCATTGTTTGTTTTATTGTAAACCTTGTGAGGTCTTATGATATTTATATTGACTTTTTTTATTGTATTTTTCTTTAGGCTCTACATAATATCCTGTTATAGGATTTACCAAGTAGTTCCAAAAATCGTATGGCATATCTTTTCCTTCGGGTAATTTCTTAAGTGTTTGTCTGTTCATGTTTGTTAGTTTATCTTAGAGTTATGCACTATACTCAATTAGTGCTTTTTCAATTCTATCTCTTGCTATAATCAACCCTATACTTCTACCTCTTGCAAATGATTTTAATTGCATTGGGTCTGCTTGTACATCTAATCTACCAAAGTCATTCTTTAGGGTTGTAGAGTTTATCTTTATAATTTCATCGTTCAATCCATCTCGTACAATGCATAAAACCGTATATAGTGCATTGCTTTCTGCTTCTTTATTTTCTTTACTCATAATTCAAAGTTTTAGTTTGTCTATTAATTTTTGTGATGCAACATACCATATACCATACGTTGTAGTGCATTATCTAATACTATCTAAGAACTTATCTACATCTTTTATTTTATCCATATTAGGCTTTGCTTTTTTTATAGCATCTTCTAAATTAGATAACGCAACCTTTGTGCTATTATAAAGGATATTTCCTAAATGTAATACAAAATACTTTTCTTTTGGTTCAGCACCCCAATTTTCATTACCAAAGCCTATTGAAACAGCGTTTAATTCAACTATCATAGTTGGCGCTTCTTTGCTATATCCGTTTTTAAACATTACAACATCGTGATTTTTAAAAGGTGGTAGTTTTCTCTCGTTCCATTGTTGGTGTACAGGGTTATAATCTAACACAAGGCGCTTTTCCCAATATTCCTTTATTTCTCTATACTCTTCTTTCTTCACGCCTTCCGAAATCATATCGAACCATTGTTTTTTAAGGGTTAGGTGTAAAATTCGCCTAGTAGATAATAATGTATATAATTCGGGCTGTGCATCTGCTAATCTTTTCATAATTTTAAAAGTTTGATTTTTAGTTATTTATTGCCTTTTACATATTCATCAATTTTTTGCTTTATTACAGTTTCCGATTTCTCCCAATGGTTTTTGTACATAAACTTCATAAAGTCAATTAACAGTTCCCTGCGGTTACTAACAACAGGTATAGCAAATTGATTTATTTCTTCTTTATTTATAAAATTTATTAAAGTGGCTTTTGAATTAAAATTAAGTTCGTTATTTTCACTTAAATCATTTACTTTTTTTCTTAATTCTTTATAGTCCATTTTAAAGTTATTTAATATTAATTATTCGCACAACATTTCTTCTACGGTATGTGAGTATGTACCATCTTCAAGGTAGTATCTTGTTTTTAAATCTATGCAGGTTTCCTGTTGCACACAACTTGATAGTAGTATTAAAAAAATTATTATCTTTCTCATAAAAAAAGGGGGCTATTAACCCCCAATTAAATTAAAACGGTAAGTCTGCCGATACTTCTCTTGCAGGATTCTGCTCTGCGTTGGTTACGTTTCCAATGGTGTTAGATAGCTTCCATCCACTAATCGACACATAGTGTCTTCCGTTGTACTCCGAACCCCTTAGGTTGATTCCTACAGTAACAGGGTTGCCTTCTTGGAAGTCGTTTAACTGTTCTACACTATCGCCCATAAAATCAACTGGGATATCTTGCGGATATTTATCAGCAGTTGTTACGATAATTGTTCTCTTCGACCACTCTTTTCCAGCCTTTGAAGTTCCTGTTGCTAATTCTTGAATCTGTTTGATGTTTCCTGTAATTTCCATAAACTTTTACTTTAAATTGATTATAATTGGTTATTAAATATACTCTTTTTATTCTACAATTGTTCATTTATTGCTTCTTGTGTTTTCTTAGAAACCTTGTACTTAGACACAATACTCATCCAAGTTCCTGCTCCTTTAAGAAACTTTACAGCTTCGTTAAATTGTGGCGTGTTTTCATTTAACCAAGGTTTTTCTTCTTCTACACCACTTCCTAAGTTTGCATCATCATCTACGGACTGTAGACCTAATAAGCTGGCAAGGGTGTATCTTCTATAGTAAGTAATACAAGAACCTAACTTTTGTGGGTCTGTTATCTGTGGTAGCTTTAAACCACTTACAACTCCACCAGAGCCATCTATACAAATTAGTTTACTCATAACCATATCTTCTTCGATAGGCTGCAATAACAAAAGCCTATTCTTTTTTAATAATGGTTGTAGTTGTTTGATAAGTGAATTGATGTCAAAATACTTTGACTTGTAAAATGGATTCTTAGCATCTTTGCTAATAGTTCCAATTTCTTGCTGTAAATTAAACAGCTTTTCATTGATTGAAGTTTCTTTACTCATATCATTTGTTTAAAAGTTATAAGCAAATATATAACTAATTTTTAATATAACAAAAAAAAGGGTAAGAAATTAATCCTACCCTTTTTAACCTTAAAAATAAACAAACAATTCAATTAAGAATATTTTTCGACTTCAGTTGAATAATGTAACACCATTTCTTCTAATTCAACTGATGTAAATTTACGTATTTTTCTGCTTTCTTGTGATAATTCTTCTGAAAGTTGTTGACCAAGATATAAACTAAATTTATATTGTTCTCCTGCTTTAAACATATTGCATCCAACACATTGTGGTTTAACGTTTCTTTCGTCCCATCTAGTAGAGTAATGTTTTCTACTTTGAAAGTGTCCTGCTTGTATCCCTCCGTTTTTCCAATGCCCAACCTTCCCACAGGTAACACAGGTACAATGCAAATCTTTGGAATTACTTAATCTTATATACTGACTAAATACTCCATCTAATTTTTTAATTAATTTGCTTCTTGTTAGTTTTTTAGGCATCTAATGATTTTAAAAGCAAATTACCAGATGTTTCATCTATTCCTTTTATTTGTTTATAAATGAACTTAGAGTTTTTTTTAGCTTCTAATCTTTCTGCTTTTGAAGATTCGCTTCCAAGTTCTGTGTACATATTACAATCTAATTTTAACAGTTTATCAGTCCTTTCTTGTATTGATAATGCAAAATCTCTTGCATATTGTTCAGCTGTTTCTTTTACGTTTTCCTTTTGCACCTTTACATCTATTCCCAAAACTTATATTTTAATATTAATAACTATTTTATATTTATATTTATAAATTCTTTTAGAATTATTTTTCTAATAATAATAACTATTTAAAATTTCAAAGTTATATATTTTATTTTAAATAAAAAAGACTTATTGCAATTATTTTTAAGAAAATATTATTGATGCTTGTTATTCCCCATAACCTTTTCAAAACCTCTGCTTCCAAAGTAACCCATAAAAACTATTTGTAAAAGGCTTTTAACGGTGTCTAAGCCCTCTAATTGGTAAGCCCATCCAATCACAAAGGCAACCGTAAGAAAAGCCAATGTAAGAGGTCTAACATTACTGGATAGCCAAGAACCACTTCTAGAGTCAGCTACCCATCGTTTAGTTATACCATCAAATTCATTAATTTCTTGGTCTAGCTTTTTAAGTGCTATTGACTTATCAGCATCACTCATATCAGAGCCACCTATAAGGGCTTTTATAACGCTCCCTACTGGCGTATCCCCAGCAAGTGAACCAACAACACTAGGAATCTTATCAAGTAAGAACTGACCGACCTTAGTATCTTTAAATTTCTTCTTACTCATATTAGTATAACCACATTACGGAAAAATCCTTGTCTGGGTCATTATCTACGTGAATAAAAGTATTACCAACTCCAAACCTATTAAATCCTGCCTGTCTTAAGGCGTCTATAATAATCCATCTACGCCTTGAATCTGTGCAATGTATATCTACAGCATATCCAAATAAATGAGAACTCTGTTCTTTACCTCCAACGTAAGCATTATGGCTCTTTGTTCTGAATCCGCTATTTATCGTGAATGGAATACCTGCAATACTACGTGCATCATCTAACATCATTAAAAAAGATTCATCCATATACTTGCCAGAACCTTTTTCATCTGGGCTATCAAATTCGGATAATTCAAAGTGTAACATTATTTCTTATTTTTAAATTCAAACATAGTATCAAAAGCTAAAGAACCCGCTAAAGATAGTTTGTCTATTACTTCGTTTTGTAGGTTGATAATTTGCGACTCATAAGCATCTTTTGCTTCAACTAGCATTTCAATATGCTTCTGTTGAGATTCTACCTTAGACTGCAATTGTGCTACCTCATCTGGATTACGTCCTATTATGGCATAAATAACAACAGATAAACTACCAACTATCATTCCTGTAATACTTACAAAGATATCTTTATTTTCGGCAGGGACTGAATTATTTGCCAAGTAAATTAGCAATAAAATAACTACTATAAAAATACCTGATGCACCGCAGTAATAGATTAAATCTCTTTTTTTCATTTATTAAATTGCTTGTAAATGTTTATAGCTGTATAAATTATCGTTAAAACCAATACTATCGTTTGAAGTACAGGGTTAAACTCATTTACAACACTAAAAAGCATCGCACCAACATTTAACCCGTATATCTTCAAATCTTGCATATCTATTTATTACAAAGTTGGTCTAGTATCTGGAAAGTCAGAAGTATCAGTCCAATCCCGAAGAGCCTGTCTATAAGACATATATGCGCTATGTGAGGTGTGGTCGGTTAAAGGAACTATATAATCTGTCTTACTAAGTTCTTCGTTTCTCCAAAGTCTAGCGAAAAAATTCATATCTTCTTGAGTTTCTACGTAAGCAGAATGATATGAAGCTATAAAAACCAAACCAGTATCAATGTTGGTTGTTTTTATTTTATCTCCATCCAATGGATTGTTAATTCTTGAAGATTCTGTTAGGTTTTCTGTAGTTGTATTTATCATTGTTTTTTAATTTGCAACAAGTATTACACCTGCGTTGTTAAGTAAAGTACTTTGTGTAGGTATATTTGCTTTTATTTCTACTTTACAGGTGTCTTTAAAATGTATTTGATTTATACCGTCCATTACTGTTGGTTGACTCCAGTAGTTAGGTTCTGACGTACAAATGAATCCGTCTGAATTAGAACCATTTCCAGTTGCGCTTTTTTCGTGGTAATAACCACCGTCAAATGGACTCGAGCTCATTCCAGCGTAAGCAGTGCTAGTTTGAGGATAGCCAGCTAATAATCCACCAAGTGCACCTCTCATACCACTTGAAGAGCTATGTAAATTAGTATATTCTATCTCGGTAGCAGTTCCGTCTATTGTTATTTTGAAACTAACTAATGTATTTACAAAGCTCGATTCAATTGATGGACCAATTACGGAAATTAATTTTCCTCCTTTACCTGTGTTTGTAATGTCTATAATAGTTTGAAACGCATCGCTATTAGCTGTCATAGTGATATAACCCCCTAGTTGACCAGTAGATTGTGTGCCTTCCAATGCTTGCCAAAAGTAAGAATGTGTAGCAGATAGTATAGCTCCTTTAGTATATTTAAATACCAAATTATCATTTAATACGTTTATTTTATTTAAAGTTTTAGGGTCGTAACTTACTAAACTACCACCACCGCCACCAGAAGGAAAAAATGTTGAAAAATCACTCATATTTATCTATTTTATTTATTGTTAATTTGCTCCGATTATTACCCAACCTTGTGCGCCACCTGCATAGTAAAACTCAAAAGAAGCGTTTGTATTATCTAATACTAAATCTTCTAATAATCCCATAATAGGATTGCTATTTTGTGCAAAAGTATTTACTTCCGCTGACCTTAACACCACTTTAAACGAAAATCCAACTTCTAAATATCCAGTAGGAGGTGGAACAGGGAGGGTATGTGTTAATGGTGTTGTATTTACGAATATGTAAACTTTTTTATCCAGAAAAGTTGAATGAGAAGAACCTATATAAACTGGCAATTCGCTAGTACTTGAAGCATCAGCCCAAGTCATTGTTCCATCTCCATTAGAAGATAATAATTGACCAGAAGTTCCATCTCCTGTAACCTTTAATTCATCTGCTCCTACGATGTCATCGTTAAGCATTAATTCTGTTACAAAGTTATTTCCGTAAATCTCATCGTTATTTTGATTTAATTTATTAAAGGCATTGCGTAACTGGTCGCCAGTTCCATCATTTGCCGTAATACCAATATTTACCGTTTGTTTAGCCATTTTTTTTTATTTATAATTCTGTTGCGTCTGCTCTAACTTGTGTTGTGTCTGCTAATATTAATGTATTATCTGCCGTTAAGTAAGAACCGCCTGCTGTAGAAGGGTAAACTATACCCCAATTATTTGCTTCGTTTGAATTACCAAACCAACTATCTGCGTATATACTTCCCCAACTCATAAACATTCAGGCTTTGAAGCTATATCTATTGTAGATTGGTTAGAGTTGTTGCCCCACCAAGAATTACAATACGATTCGCCCCAATTAATACTATTTGCCATACTTATACAATACCTTATTACCTGTTTTGTTATCTATGTTTTCAAGATATTCCGTTAATTTAATAACGTTATCTTGTTTAGGCTTATAACTTCCTACTTTTTTTCTTTTTACAACACCCATCCACTAAAATTTGAATCGTGAGAAGGGTTTATATCTCCGTTTGAATTACTTCGGTACTCTGGAAATAACGTATTGTTAAAACTCATATAAGAGATAAACCTATCCGTGTAATATTGTGCTAAATCTCTTTCTTTTTCGACTAGGTAATCTACTTCTTCTTTTGATACGTTTTCAGCGTTCTCACTAGAATGTTTAAATACGCCCTTGTTAGCGATTGTATATGCAGCAAAGGGTAAATATTCAACCATTGCCCAATGTATCAACATAGGCTTTATATGGACGTTTACAAGGCTTAAATAGTCCCCTGTTAAAGTACCTGCGATTATGTCGGCTTGTATCTTTTCAAAAAGGTCTGTACCTAAATAGTTTTGTATATGTATATCTTGAGCGGTTTTAATCCATTGAATGAAAGAATCTGTATCTACATTTCCGTTCATTGCAGTAAATTTTACTATGTCTGCTCTTCCTATTAATAGTGCTTCTGCCATCTTATTTATTTACGAATCCCTGATTAGGCATATCCTTTGGTTTGATAGATACTAATGAAGGTTCTTTTGCTTTAGTTGGTGCTTTGATACCCTCGTTTTCTCTTTGTTGTTTATATACGGGTTTTGTTTTAGGACTGTTTATGTCTGGCTTAATACCCTCTTTAGCCATGTAGGTTTTTCTTAACCAAAAATGATGGCAAGCACCACCGCCTTTAAACTTCCAAATACTATATTTATTTTTACCACCTTTACCCCAGCCAGCATTAACAACATTTTTACCCATTTGAAGAATGTCTTCTTTTCGGTATATCTTTTTAGCTGCTACCATTTTTCTGCAAAACTCTCTGGAATTGTTTCCTACTGCTAATGGTGCATATTGGTATCTAACTATAAATTTGTTTTCGTTTTTAGTTTCGCCATCTAAACCACTTTTAGCATTTGGTCTTGCAGTTCCAGTTGAAGCCAAACCTATCATTTTATCTAGTGCTTCTTCTTGGTCATAATCGACCTCACGCTCATCTACTAATTCCCATTCGTCAAGGTTTTCTTCTTCGCCAAGTTCATTTAATACATCAAAGGCTTCGTCATCGTCAAAAGATTCTTCCTTTGCCAATTTAACACCTGTTTCTTCTTCTCTTGCTTCGTCTGTAATGGCATTATCGGTATCAATAAATTCAAGCGGTTGTAGGGTCTTAAAATAGAGCTTTAATGAGATACCATTAAAAGCTAATATATCGTCAATACAGTCTATTAAAAGGTCTTGATACGGTCTTATGGTTACGTTGTTGAATAGCAACGATGCTGTTTTGATTTCGTCAGCGTTATTTCCTAGTCCAGAGTTACCTGTTCTTATTCCTAAAAGTAAAGGCGAAGTAATACGGTGTGCAACCATTAATTTATTTGAACATTCCGTAGATAGGTATTCATAATGTGCTGGAGCATCATTTAAAGGAACGTCATCTATTGTAGTCTTACTTTCAGCGTTGTTATTAAAGGCAATTATTACCTTCTCTCCACGGCTTCCTGTTAGTTTACGCATTACATCGTTTTTAATGCTTAGCTGTTGTTCTTGGTCTGGTATTCCGTTGTTGAAGTTTACTACCTTAGTTCCTGAAAAGCCATTTTGAACGTCATTAATTAAATAATCAGAAACCTCGCTTTCTAATTCTGCATAAGCTAAACCACCTTGATAGTCTACAGGGCAATAGTAATCATATCCAGAAACATATCTTTTAGCTATTTTTATTTCGGGTTCAGTTCCGTTACCACAACCAAAAGACGCAATTCGTTTAGGTTTGTCAGCTGGTTTAATGTTTGCCCAATCAGGGAAATAATAATATGCTTCAATTTTACCCTCTTCATTGCATTTTTCAGCTCGTAGTGTTTGACGTGGAAAATGTTCCGCTTTATATACCTTTTTATCTTTGTAAGTAACTTGAAAACTTGCTTCGCCTAATAACTTTAAATCTAAAGAAACTTTCCTTAAACAATCGTTTGAAAAGATGGAACGCATCGCAGCGTACTCTTCTGTTTTTGTGGAACTATCTAAAGCATCCAATCCCTTACCGTATATCATTGAAGATACTCCACCTATAATAGCGTTGTTAGTTGCGCTATTGGTAAAGAGTTCTATTAGGTACTGATAATAGTTGTTATCCGTTCCATAAGCTACCCAATCCTTTCTTTTATCTTCCGATATTTCGGGTTTGTTGTACGTAGATAAATTAATCACGTGAAGACCGCCTTCCTTTTTGTTGTTATTTCTTGCCATTATAAAACTATAAAGTTGTTAGCTGTTGTATTTTTTATGTATTCGTTATCGTTTACGCTATACGTGGCAACGTTTTGATTTGTACAAAAGATTTTATCTTTAAATATTACGTTAGTTCCATCTTTAATCTCTAACATATACATTGTATTCTCCACTAATGTGAAAATGCTACTGTATTGAAAGTAATAATCCAAAGCCGAAAAGGTTGTAGCCGTAGAACTGAATACCTCTTTGTTGGTTGTCTCGTCTTTTATCGAGATAGTGTATGTAGTTCCAGAGGTGTATTCCCTTGGTATGAAATTAAGGGTTTGGCTATCTGTTGTACTTTGTAATATTGTCATATATATACAATAATAAAACTTTCTTTTTGTTAAATATAAGGCATAAAAAAAGGGACAATTAAGCCCCCTTTAATATCTAGTAAATTATTACTATAAATTTGTACCAACCGTAATAGTTACCGTTGCAGAACTCATTCCAGCGTAGGGGTCAGCAGCCGTAGGACTTGCTACAAAGTTCGCAGCTTCTACTTCTTGACCTACAAGGGTTAATGTATATCCAGAAAGGTCAGCCATTGCAGCACCAGTTACGATAGTACCACCTGTTACCTCTGCACCGTGTGCAAGACCCATCACGAAAACATTTCCGTTATAGTCTTCTACCGCTACGTGTGGACGTCCATAAGCAAGAAGTTTAATTTCCTTGTTGTCTTCTTTTGATAATTTCTTTAACGTTAAGTTTAAAGTTTGCTCAAAGTAAGTTGTTCCGTTTTCACGTGAAGATGTGATAGCTTGTTCAAAGCTAGAGCCACCTTTTAAATCATATTTGTATGCTACGAACGTACCGCTTAAATCAGTAATTTCGTCATCTGCTTTTGTTACTGTACCTAAATCCCCGAAGTCAGTAAAGTAAACGGCTTTCAAACCACCTACTGCATTTTTGCAAGGTTCTAATCTACCTTTTGTTAAATCACAAGCCATATTTTTTTGTATTAAAAAAGGGTAGGCAGTTATCCCACCTACCCTTTTTGATTAATTAAATCTAGTTATTAAGAATAGAGAACGATGTCAGTTCCAATTCCGTACTGTACTCCTGCGGTAAATCTCATCACTACACGTACATTTTGACTTCCATCAATGTCAGCCATATCAATAACTTTTACTTCTTGGTTGTCAGATAAAAGACCTGTTCCAAAGAATAAGTTTGATTTTTCAGCTGCTACCATTGTATTGTTATCTAATCCATTTGCAACCGCAATTTTTACACCATCGAAAGTAAGACCGCCACCGTTGTACCATTGTGTACCTTGGTTGTCTACCCCTGCTGCTCCGATTGTCGCTTGAAATCCTCCTAATGCTCTTACGTAAGCAC